CTTCAGGCTTATCCGCAGCTAATCGATGTTTGACATACAGCGCTCTAATCCAGGTATAGTATTCTTCAAAGAATACGGGGCCATGGAGATAAGCTTCTCTAACCATACTGTCATACACATTAATCAACCGTTCACCCATACTCAACGGAGAATTACCTTGAAAGGCCAAAGCCTTATACAAGGAGTCCTTGTCGAGGGGGGCACGATACCAGCCGTCTTCCCACAAAACAAACTTCCTCTTGATGAACACCAAGTCTTCAAAAGGAATATGTTTCTGGAATTCGGCACCTTTAGAAGCGGGGGTAATCACATATCCCCAAGATTCATACAAAGGCTTTATAGCCACCGGATTGAAACGATCAATTATCTCGGAAGAAATTCCTGACACATTGTCATCACCAACCGTGGCCGCGGCAACGAACTCTCTAAACCTCTTAACGTCAATCTCTTTAATCAACACAATAAAAGCCATCCTCATAAGAATAGAATTAATGATAGAATTGAGAATCAATGTAATAATCACGCCACTCGGCATTCCTTTGCTCTTTCCAAGGTAGTCACACATATACTTGAGCAGTTGGAACGTCAAAGATTTGGTAATTAAGTAGAGATTACGAGCTTCTTGTTCAGTGTAACCCAATCGCATAGAAATAATAAAGAAGTAAGTAGCAACCAGGGTAATGAATATAACGTCGTGACTCGTGTCAAAGGAAGAGAAATCAAGATCAGTGAAGAAACCAAATTTCTGAAGTCGTTGGGCAAGCATTGTCCACTGTTTTGATCCAGCGTTCATAGCTCCATAACATTCAGAATAGGATGGGTTATCCAAGAGATAGTTGATGATTGGCATAGCGTACATTCTAAAAACAGTATTAATGTCGAAATCCATAACTGAAAACAGTCGGATCTTACAGGCGTTTATCTTTTCTTGAGAACGCACTTCATCTTTCGGGACGAAGTCAACCAAAGGAGATTGAACAACGCCTTTATCCAAACCATTTATAATCTCTTGAACACTCGAAACAAATTCGGGCAAAGCTTCGAAAAGCTTCGTTTCTGGATTAAGAGTGAAGAGATCATGTTTATCTTTAAAACCCTGTTCTCGCCATGTGACACCCAAGGAGGTCTTCATAACCACACCATCGATCTTAAGAGCTTCGTGGCCCCAAAACGCTTCGAAAAGCGATAATGGATGCAACTCAACTTTCTTATCTTTGGTAGGCAACAAACAATCCTCTACATAGGCTTCAACAGCAGCTGTTCGAACACTCTCACTAGACATGTTTGGAAGATCGACGTATTTAAATGTCGACCTCCATGCGGAGAAATATTCTTTTTCACCAGTTTCTTCATCTTTAACAACCATACGCGAGATCCGACCAGGAATCGCGTAAGGTGTAGAAAATTTGGGGGCTACTTCATCATACAACTTAGTCTTAGAAATTTGGCTTTTAAAATGGTTGGTTCCACCGATCGTTGTTCCAAAGGGAACCATAAACTTATTGGGTTTTTGACTAAACTCCGAATTGTTGGACAAGGGGGCGAGAATCCGTGGCACATGAGGTACTAAGACCTCTTCTACCATAGGACAGCCCAAACCAACGCACTCAGGAAAATCGTGGTTATTAACCACAGTAATCCCAACAGTAACAATCTTACCGCGTGTAGCTTCGCCAAAAGCTATAACACCGGCAATAAACCAATTGCCTCCGCTTTGCGAAAGGACAAGAGTTCCACAATCTCCGTATTGTCCCTCTTCCTTCCACATATAGCTAGGATACTCAATCCCGTGAAGGCCCATCTTATCAGCGTACGCAGTAGTAATCAAATGGCCTCGTTCGCGATGCAAAACTAAAACATCTAGAACGGAACCCCATGTGAAATTGTGATTGGCAAACTTCTTCATAAGGTTCGGGGTAGCGGGTCTCCAATAATTACGCATAAAAGCGACTTCGGAACGAACGGATTCAATGAGATCTTTTGACTCCACGACATAAGGTTTGGAATCAATTGTAACAACGAAACGATCGTAGTAATTACCAAAGGGATCTTGAAAATAATGCTTATTAACCATGACATAATCAGGACTCACAAAAACAACACAGGGCGTGGTGTTAATAGTATTTCCTTCATAAGTTCTTGAAAAAAGAGCTGATGTCATAGCATTTTGGCACAATCTAATCAAATCGTCACGACCAACACCTTTAGAAACTAATTCATAATGGGTCAAGGGGTCTGTTCTAGCCCAAGACCTTAAGTTTGAAGGTTCATAATGTTGTTCTTTACCAATAACCGTAGTCTGCATCTTAGACTCGTCCACAGTGAAACGCGACATCCCTCCACCTAGAGGAACGTCCTTCTTTCCAAAGTAGACGTAAAGAAAAGAGCCAACAACAGTGGCTCCTAAAAAGACTCCAATGGCAACAGCGTATTTTCTGACAAACTTCGACAACATAACCATAAACTCAATGGCCTTGTATTGATGCTCCATAACAGAAGCCATCATTGGCGAACGCTTTCCAGACATTCTCAGAAACTCATTCTGACACCTTTTGTACATGACATAACCTGAAATCGTGACTTCATAACCATAACGCGTAGAAGCGCGAAAGAAATTCTTCACAGAAGACCAGGCGTCAAGCAACCAAGGATAACCAGCGGCAAAACAAGTACCCGCAACAAAGAAAGCCACAGGCGAAAGGGCAACCGTTCTCTTATCTTCAATACGTTCAAGAGGTTGTTCACATAATTGCGAAATACGCTTCCACTCAGGTCGAATATCTCGTTTCCCCTCCGTATAAGACGTAGGATTGATATACTCAATATCTTGGTAATGCATCAAAATGGGGACGCCGCACTTACA